ACCTTGGTATCACCGCCTCTTTGCGCAGGTCGCACAATGACATCGACGAATTCGTTCTTGTCGAAAAACACGCGTAACAATTCACTGTACTCTTTTTTTTTTAAAATGTTCTCGGGATAGGCGACGTCACCCGTAAAAAATGGATATTCGCTCATTTGCACGTTTTCGGGAATTCGACTGGCAATCGGATTGTGTATTTTTGAGAACGTTAGGGGGAATGGTTCCTTTTCATAATTTGTTTCAATCATAATTTTGAGCTGTTTGACGTTGATTTTTTCGGTGGGTTTTGCTTCGGGTTTTGCTTCGGGTTTTGCTTCGGGTTTTGCTTCGGTTTTTGCTTCGGTTTTTTTTCCATATATTTTTTTTAATTTTTCTAGATGTTCTTTTACTTTACCTCCCGTCTCCGTTTTGATTCTGTCTTTGATTTTTTCTATTTTTTCGACTGGTTCTGGTAGTTTAGGTGGTGTAGATGGTACTATACATTGATAATGTGAATTACCAACATATAACAATTGAATTGGTGGTTCTATACCGATACTTATGGTTACTCCTTCGATTTGTTCATATTTATGGTCGATTTCATTATATTTCCATACTTCGATATTTCGCTGCAAAATATGTTGGCACGCTATAATTTCAATAAATCCTCCCCATGACCCCGACTTTTTCATTAATGAAACATAATCATCAAATGTAATATTACCATCTTTGCTTGTTACCTTTTCTAATTGTTTTTTAGCAGCACTATTTAAATCAGGGTCAATAAATGTACCAATAAAGGGTGAAAAAGTCTCTTTGTTTTTTATCATATAATCCACACATGCCTCTCTAATCTGTGTATGAACCGATGCATCTCCCATTTCTGCATACGCAATTGCTTTGAATAAACAATCTCCATCTCCACCTGCATCTATTATTTTTTTTTCGGGAAATTTTTTTTGAAAATCTTCCAGATTTTTTATGGTTGTTACTTCTGACATAATATTTCTCTTATATTATGTCAATATTATATTTGTCATTTCGCAAACCTATTATGTTTTCGCCGACGCAAAATCTTGATATTGCTGTTCCACTTTTTGCTGCCGGGCTTTCTCTAAAATCTCTTCGGCCTGCTTAATTTGTTCGGGGGTCACCGATTCGTCGCTATTGATAAGAGAGACGTGATAATCGGTGAAATTCGACGGCAAACAACAAAAGGCACTCTCTTCATTGAAAAAATACTCCATACACAACATGAAAATACCCGTAATAATCAATGCAATATAAATATCGCGGGTTCCCATCCAGGCAATGGCGAAAACCAATATATCACGGCTAAATGTATATTTCAAATAGGCCTCCATCGTTTTCGGTAATTTGAAGGTTACAAATTTCGACGCAATATTGAGAACAATAATCATCAGCCCTGCGAATATTTTGCTATTATTCACATTCATGACATGATTATGTAAATAGGTGAATATAGATAATGATTCTGGTTTTTTAGGCATTATATATACCCCCTATATATTTTTCACCTCTTCACACACGTGTAGAAAACGGTTCCGATTTCACATAGAGTGCTGGAATATATTTAGCCACTACCCCCGTAAAATCGGTCCATGCCCATTCGTTGGAATCTTTAGGCGTTACTAATTCACTTTCCGTCTTCAATTTCTCTTCAATAATCGAAAAATTGCAGGTTTCGGCGCACGGATTGCACTTCTCCCCCCGTGGAAATTCCAATTCCGGAAACACATGGTCCGCCATTTCGGTTTTCACTGGCACGCCTTTATGCACTAGCGCACCTTTCACACAATTTTGCGAGACAAAGGTCGCCCTAAAATCGCTAAATCCTTCGACGTAGTCACTTTGATAATATAAAATTACGATTGCACAACATAATAGACCATATAGCACATCAACATACGTATATCCCATAATCAATACTATTGCACATAGTCTTCCTAAAATCGTATGAGAGAACCTAGCGACGTGTGGTTGATATAGTACGAATAAACTAATGATTAGGATTGGAATCATATTTAGAAATGTTGAGAACTCTTTCATCTTTATAGTAGTATGATATTTTTGTACGACAATACGGATATTTATTATCTATTTATTTTCTAAGTAAGAATAAAAATATGTCGTTAATAACTTCTGCAGCACCATGGTCATTTAATGAATTTGGACCGAAAAAACGAATACCGACTATGAAGCCACCTACTAGAGCATTGCTAGCAGATGAGGCCACACGTCCGGAGCCATCTACACAAACACCCATGAATATACATGATACGAATAATATGCAAAACGATCGGTCAAATCGTGTAAATGAATTGATTAATCATATTACATCAGTGGGTGCGAATGAGCGCAAATCTAATTTAGGTGATTTTAATCCTATACAACCTCCACAAATGAATTCGCGCCGAACTGGCGGATTACTGGATAATCAGACTGATATTTATGAACCCAGTGATTTATTACCAAATAACCCATTGCAACATCGTTTTCCTAAAATAAATCGCCAACCTGGAAATTTTGTTTCCAATGATAATGATTTAGGAAATCTGTCGGGGTATCAACAAAGTTATGTAAATAAACCGTTTTCAAAAAATGGGCCCATGTCGCATGGTAAATCCGCATATGCGGGTGCAGCCGGAGACGATAAACTCATGGAACGTATCAATTATATGATACATATGCTAGAGCAACAACAATCCGAAAAAACGGCAAATATCACAGAAGAATTCTTGCTATATACCTTTTTAGGTGTTTTTGTCATTTACGTAGTGGATTCTTTTTCCAGAAATGGAAAATATGTACGCTAAATATATAGCATGAGCTCATCGGATAAAAAATCAACCACTGACGAATTTACCCCATTGGTCGCATCGGATGCAAATGACGAAATATCCGCCAATGTAGATTCCACAATTACAGACAATGAAGAACTTGAAGGTGACTCTACTCTTTCCGAAGAAGAAATCAGTCCTATTGCACAAACATCACCCAACACTTTAGAAATGGAGACCCCATCCATTGATTCCGAGGATGATGAAGATGGTTTAGCATGTTTAGACAAAATCCGTTCTCTTTTAGCAAGTGGAAAATCTGCAAAATCAAAATTATCTCAAATAAAAGAAATTATTAACAGCAGTTCTGGTGGTAAAAAAAAGTCAAGAAAAATACATAAAAATCACAAAAAGGGCAAAAATTCTCGCAAACGTGCCAGAAAAGGTTCTCGTAAATAACTCATAATATTACGTATGTTGTACGTAATATTACACTATGTTCTCTACATCATGCGCTCGAGAACATACAAATATTGATGATATTCGCCATTATAATTTCCAGCATATCCATGGATAATAAAGCCAGCTAATTTTGCCATGGTCAAAATCGTGTCGCGATTTTCCATGTACAAGTATTGCTCATTTTGCCGAATGTTATGAGTTGTCTTGTCGGTGAATGTTTCTTTGTGAATAACGGGTAGTTTCGAAAAATTATATTCAGATTGATAAATAATTCCTCCTAAATCTATGCTCGCATGTGTAATACGCTGTTCTTCATAATCTTGTGGGTTTGCAATAAGTGCATTTTTGATGCAAGGTGTAATAGCGTCGAAATTATCTGGATCGACTAAATGTATTATTAAATATCCATTTGCAAACAACCAATGGTAGCAATTGCGGAAAAACGCGGTCTTGTTCTCTATTGAATAAATGGAGAACCCGCAACACAAAATATGCGTAAAAGTATTGTGTTCAAATTCCATCGGATTTGTTTCGGCATCTCCGCATTTAAATTCGCATTTCGGAAATGAGGTTCCACTTTTTTTCACCATAGCATCAGATTTGTCGATTCCATATATGTGATAACCTCTTTTCCTAAATTTCTCGACTAAATGTCCCGTTTTACTTCCCACGTCTAAAAATACGGAATTTTCTACCGAAGGTTTTGTCATTTCGACGATTTTTTCGATTTCATAATTAGCTCTTTTTTCGGGCATCATGAGAACATCGTAATGTGATGCATAAAAATCATCTATTGCGTCATCACCCTCTTTTAATATAAATTGATTGCCTTGTTCAAATCCTTCTTTTTTCATGGCTGTTATAGAGCGTTTTTTATATACAAATACAACTACTAGTAAAAATGCAATGCATATGAGTACTTGTAACCATTGCTTTGATGGAGATTTCGCAAATAATATAGATGAAAACATGATAATTATTACTTATATATTTGTTATATAGTTTTTTCCGTTTATTCTCGTAATTGTATGCGGGTATGGTTGAAAAATATGTCGCCGCCGATTTTTGTTCCTTCGACTGGATTTGCATGCGGTTGATAGTGTATTTGCTCGAATAATTGTGGATGAGGTTGAGGTCCTGGACGGGATACGATGGTAGTATTGTATAAATCGCTACTGGAAGACGGTACATAGACTCCTCGGTCAGCGCCGTGTTGCAATGCAAATGCTTGATTGCGCAAAGAAGTTTCAACATCGATATTGTTAAAATATCCATGGGGTGGAGCACGGGCTGAACCTGGATTGAAATTGAGTTCGACCACGTGGTCTAAATGTCTAACAATGGGGACAGTAACGGGAACAGTAATGGAATTGGGGACCCTATTCTGATTCATCATTCCCGGAAAATGTGTATATCGAGTTTGTACTGGGCGAGGGTCATAGTTCGGTTGAAGTGGCACGTCGGGATAGTGACGACTGGATAATCTTTCATTGAGTTCATCGGTGCGGTCAAACTGTCCATAAAGAATGCCATCTGGAACTCCATATATTTTTTGTGAATCATTCATGTCCATAATGCTAAATATATAGTCTGGTGATAAAAAATCCTAGAACAACGTCTGTTTTATGAACCGTTCATTATAGTTTGTCATACGATTTTCGATATTTGACCAACCTGGCAATTGCCCGGCAAAAACATCCCGAAAATAATAAAATCGATAATTCTTTTGTAACTTTTTCCAATATTGGTCGATGGCGTAGATATTTTTATCTCCTCCTCTTAACAATTGACCCACTGCCATTTTCAGATTTTCTAGTAATGCATCTATCATGGTCATTTTAATAATATACCCCGTCGCCGTTTGACTTTCTATAATACGCTTGAATCCGCAACTGGTCATGGTATTTTCGGCCGTCACTGTGTTACCACGCGGTGTCAATACAATACAATCCCATTCTTCCGACCAGCATATTTTAGAAAACGATGCGATAAATTCTGCGCATGCTTCAGGATCTAACAAACAAAAATCGTCTTCCATGATGGCAACATAGGAATCGTCGGGATAATTTTGTTTCGCCATAAGCAGAGCATTTACATGCGACATCCCACATCCTATTGCACCATCCGGATGCTTCACTGCGCTCATTCTTTCGACTGATGAAAAAAACGGTACGCTCTTGACGGTTTGTTCGAAATGTGTTCGACGGTCCATCCGTTCATCTAAATTAATATAATACCCATGTAACATTGCGTCCTATAAAGCATATAAAAATATCACTTTATACTGTTTATCATGATAAAGGCCGATGTTGTATTGTTGATTCTAAATTGCGAAAAATATCGAGAAAAAGCGATCCGTCAAAAAAATACATGGTTAAAAACAGTGCCATACACCCTACCTTATTTCCATGTTCTCGGCAATCCCGATTTACAAAGCGATTTTGTATTTGACCATGAGAACAAAACACTCTACGTAAAAACAAAAGACGACTATATTTCACTACCCCATAAAGTCATCTCCGCTTACGAGGCGATCTATAAAACATATGATTTCAAATACATTTTAAAAACGGACGATGACCAAACCCTCATTCACCATGAGTTTTTCCACACCCTTCCAGGTTTTTTATCAGACCGAGCCCATCATTATGGAGGTAAATTACTATCCATCAATGCCCATATATCAACCTATTACACGATTCATCCAGAGTTGCCAAAAGATATTGTCATGCACGCAACCACCTATAGCAACGGCCGCTTTTATTTTCTATCACATGATGCAGTCGAATCTCTTTTGCCGCATAAATCACACATTGCAAAAGAATACTTCGAAGATTATGCAATAGGGTATTATTTAGCGCCATCTTACAAAACAAATGCGCTTTATATCGATAGTGATAAAATATTTAGAGATTCATCGTCATAGACAAGTACAATGGATTCTACCTATATATTTACCGAAATCATTCGATGCGGGCAAATCGGATACCATGCAATACAAAGTTTTCATAAATACCACAATTTGCCTTTACATATATGGTGTTCTCAGGACGATGTCCAACATATACCACAACATACAAACAATCACATACATATTATACCTAAGGACAGTGATGCCTATACATTTTTTGACTCGGGTCACAAGGGTACCTCTTATTTATGGACAAATTTAATATACGATTTACCGGCGCAATATACACATCTATTACACTTTGATTCCGACGTTTTGTTTTTAGGTAATATACTAGATCAAATACTCGAAGATACGAAATCCTATGACTTGATCGGTCCCACTAGACCTTATAAAAACAATCCGAACAATCGCGACGACATTCGTCATTTGCCCGACGTCGTACAAACCTATTGTTTTGCTTTTAGTCGTAATAAAATACAAATGCAAAACAAATCCATCTTATGGGACTGGGTGCGTGGATATCCGACGCAATTTCCACACCCCGTCATTGACTATTTTGACCCCGTGTCTTTTACGATTCTCAAAAACGACGGCAAGATAAAATATCTAGACGCGGACGTCATGGGTGGCGTCAATACATATGGAAAACGAAATAATAAACACGGCGAACTAAATCAAGTCTTTGATGTAGGTGATGCAATCATTCATTTTGCCAGTGTGGGATCAGGGTTGAATTTTTGCAATATGATACATCAAAACCTACAAATTCAAGTACCACAATCATATGTCACCTTTGCCATAGAACGATTTGACATTTATTCGCAATTGTTTTTCGACAAAAAGGTTCTCCATTCGACGAAAAACGACACAATGGTGACAAAACTAAAAGAATATATACACATATAGAGCAATCATCATATGACTATTATGATGATTCGCATTTTCTCCAGTTTTTGCAGTTCCGAAAATTGCAAAGAAGTATATGAACGATTATGTGAAGTCCATAAGATGCCGAATTACGGACCCGACAGATCATTCTATATCACAAGTGGCGACGACTATACACACGCAATTATTGTAAATACAGCCATGCCTCAATTGAAACCTGGTATTCCGAAATCACACGTCATCGGACTCGCTTATGAACCGCCGCCTTTTTTAGGATTGACTTTACAATTTGTAGAATATGCTCGCAAATACATTGGCACCTACTACATTGGTGAAAAGGGCAATTTACCCGAACCATTTGTCGAGCATTATGGATATATGTGGCATATTACACCACTACGCACATTGCCCTCTACCAAACATAATTTGATCTCTATCATGGTCAGTCAAAAAACGAATGCTCCCGGGCATCAATATAGACATGCGTTAGTGCAGCAAATATTGCGTAGTGATTTACCGATTGATATTTATGGTCGTGGATGTCGTTATTACAAGGCGGATTCGCGAATAAAGGGAGATTTTACGGAAAGAGAACCCTATGAATCCTATCAGTTCCATATATGTATCGAGAACTTTCAAACACCGCATTATTTTTCCGAGAAAATCACCAATACATTGTTATGTGGAACGACGCCGATTTACTGGGGTGCCAAACATATTGACGAGTATTTCCCAACGATGGTTCATGTTCTGTCGGGTAATGTGCAAGAAGACATGAAATTGTTGCACGAATTGGTCAAAAACCCGGATGCTTTTCGAAAAATGATTGATGTGTCTGCCGTAAAAAGCAAAATCAGTTTGTTAGAAAATCTGCAACATGTATATGCAAAAATATATAATTAGTAGATATTATATAGAACAATAATGCCATATATCTATATGCTCATCACCTTCGACCAAATTTCAAAGACTCTGTCATCAAAAAATATACATGTGAATGGCGCGTTTCATGTAGGAGCCCACGAATGTGAAGAAATGTCGTTTTACAATCAACTGGGTATAAATCAACAAAATATACTATGGATAGACGCAATCCCTTCCAAAGTAACAGAAGCAAGAAACAGAGGAATACCGAATGTATATAATGCAGTCATTACGGATAAAGATAATGACGATGTTATTTTCAACGTATCAAACAACGTTCAGTCATCCAGTGTGCTCGAATTCGGAACCCACGCACAAGAACATCCGCAGGTTGTATTTGTTGATAAAATACAACAAAAAAGCATTACGATTGATACGTTTTTCGAAACCAATCATATCGACGCATCCAACTATGATTTCTGGAATTTTGATATTCAGGGTGCCGAACTGATGGCACTCAAAGGCGCTACCAAAAGTATTCGATTTGCAAAGGCACTTTATTTAGAGGTAAATGAAAAAGAGCTATACAAAGACTGTGGCCTAATGCAAGATATTGATTCTTTTTTATCGCAATATAATTTTACACGCGTTTTGACAAAAATTACTCAGCATGGATGGGGAGACGCATTGTATATTACAAATAAGATTACAAAACCAAAAATAAATATGGTTTGGTTGTAAAAACAAGCAAAATTGATTCAAAATACTACCCACGAAAATATATGTAATCAAATCTATTACACATATTACTCAACAATGGTCAAAATTTGTGAATCAAATTATTCATCAGAAAACGAAGTCACCTATGGCACATATTTTGCGCAATTCCCTTACGAACTCAGTCCTTTCCAGAAACACGCCATCGAGGCCATTGTCACCGGAAATCACGCATTAGTGACTGCACATACGGGTTCAGGAAAAACGCTGCCCGCCGAATTCGCCATCCAGTATTTCGTCGGTCAAGGCAAAAAAGTCATTTACACGGCTCCCATCAAAGCCTTGTCGAATCAAAAATACTACGAATTTACCCATAAATATCCTCACATCAGTTTCGGTATTTCCACCGGTGACTACAAATCGAATCCGGAGGCTGATGTTCTCATCATGACCACTGAAATATTGATGAATGCCCTCTTTCAAAAACAAACCGCGTCAGACAAGGTCGTTCCCGAGACTACTAATCAATTCACCCTCGATATTGACAAAGACCTCGCCTGCGTCATTTTCGACGAAGTCCATTACATCAATGACGCCGAACGTGGTCAAGTCTGGGAGAAAACCATCTTGATGTTGCCGCCCCATATTCAAATGGTCATGCTCTCGGCCACCATCGACAATCCGGCAGGATTCGCGCAATGGTGCGAACGCGGTAGCAAAACCGTATATTTAGCATCCACCAATCACCGCGTCGTCCCCCTTACCCATTACGGATTCTTGACCACGAACGAAGGTATTTTCAAAGGCATGAAAGACAAGGTTCTCGAAAAGGACATTCGCGACCATACGAATACTCTCATAGAAATCAAATCGGCCAACGAAAAATATTTAGAATCCGGACACAATACTATTACACGGATTCACAAGATTTTCGAACAAAAACAAGTGTTCCTCAAACGCCAGCATGTTCTCAACAACCTAGCCCTTTTCTTGAGAGAGCGCGACATGTTGCCCGCCATTGCTTTCGTGTTTTCCCGCAAACAAGTCGAAATGTGCGCCAGTGAAATCACCACCGTCTTGTTAGAAGACGACAGCAAAGTGCCATACACGATTCGTCGCGAATGCGAACAAATCATACGTAAATTGCCGAATTATCACGAATATTTAGAATTGCCCGAGTACCATCAAGTCGTCTCTCTCTTAGAAAAGGGCATCGGTATTCATCATTCCGGAATGATTCCGATTTTGCGCGAAATCGTCGAACTCATGATTTCGAAAAAATACATCAAACTCCTCTTTGCCACCGAATCATTCGCCATCGGTCTCGATTGTCCCATCCGCACCGCCATTTTCACGAGCTTGACCAAATTCGACGGCAACGGCGAAAGATATTTACTATCACACGAATATGGACAAATGGCCGGAAGAGCCGGTCGCCGAGGTATTGATACCATCGGTCACGTGGTTCATTGCAATAACTTGTTCAAGTTACCGACACAAAGCGAATACAAACAAATCTTGTGCGGTGCTCCGCAAAGTCTCGTTTCGAAATTTCGCAT